CTGTCGCCACTGGTTTTTTCTCTTTGATTTGACGCCAAAAGAAACTGGAGCGATAGCGAAACGAATCAAATTGCGAAGCAATTTGTGAGTAGAACGAACTTGTTCGTTCTCAAGTGATAGTCATAAGAATCAGCACGCCTTTGAAAACTGGGACCTGCCAGCCACCCTGTTGCGTTTATGTAATCTTCTTTATCTGCTCAGTTGGGTCAACCTAACACACAGCAGGCATCATGCTCTATTGTACGAACTGATACGCTTTGCGCCATGTGTTTCCCTGTTTTTTCTGGAATGTGTATTCTTTCCGCAAACTGGGACGCAGGGATCGTGCTTTAATCCCGCTCTTACCAATCGCTGTTGGACAGGATTGGATTATCAGATGAAACTGTTGTCTAGACAGCCACTGAATGTGCTTTTTGTGCCTTATACAGATTAATTGTGCGTAATGATTTGCCTTGTCGTGGATTTTCACTGCCTTTACTGGACATTTGTTGTGTTTTTGAAGTCTTGTTATTGCCATTGTCACAAGTATATATGACAACCTTGAAAAAGTCAATGGATAAGTGGATCTTTTGGGCAATTTGATGATTGCGAGGGAGTCTATGCTATGCCAGCCTTGGAATCGCCCCGCAATCACTTATAAGAGATAACAATGGCAGTCTTGTGAACCACCATAGATATTTATTCTCCAGCAGAGTCCCAATAATCCGGTTTGAGTATCACACAATAAGGTTCGCCACAATTTTTGGTGGCACATCTTATTCTCCATGTCACTCGTTTGGTTTGATAACCATAGGTTCTGTAGTAGGGGTGCATACTCATGGGTTTTTCCGCCAAAAATATTGTGCCTTTACATTCTTCACATTGATTTTTTTTGGAATGAAATTGTTCAGAAGTCATTTTGGGTCTTTTGATTGAGTATTTGCTCCAACCGTCGCGATATTTGAAACTGGTAATGTTAGGTCGTCCCATTACATCACCTTGATGAAAATGCCAATCAACATGGTCACAATCAGACCTGTCAATGCTAGGATATAAAATTGGTAGCCTTGGATATGGTGAAGATGGTTGTTCATTATCTTGTCCAATGTGCGTTCTATTTTAGAGATGCGTTTTTCTAAATCTTGCAGTTTCATTAGATTGTTGCACCCAATTGTACCACACGCCAGGCTGTGCCATCGCACACTGCCAAAGCACCCACGCCAGCACTGTCATCTCCCGCGTCAGAACAGAAAGCAACATCTCCTGCCGCCTTGTCTGATCTTGCATTCAATTGTGCTGTGGTTTGTGGTTTTAGATTTAGTATTTCTTCCAACTTGACCTTGCCTGTGCTGGGGTCCAATGTTAAATCTGTTGAAGAAGAAGAATTGATTTCATCTGGCAGTTGTGCGGCAGATATTTTTGATGAAGCATCCAATCCGGGCACACCATTTGCTGTGTTTCTACCATTAATGACATTGCTCAATTCATCCAGTGCTGTCTTTAGATTTGCACGAGCTGATGCTGGTGAATCTGTTGCATCGTCTAAATTTGTTGTGACTATGTTAGAGGGATTTGCCCAAGCCATAATGTTCTCCTTGTGTTGTTTTATTTATAAATTTGGTTGTCATATATCTTTGTATATCTTTTCTGTTTAAGGCCCTTGTGCGTTGTTGTATGACGCAGTAAGACACCTTTTATTAACTAAAGTTGGTGCTTAAACTTGCCAAATAATTTGTACCATCATAAAATATTGTGATCACATCAATTGCATTGGCACCAGTACTTAATGTTTTGGTTCCTCCCGCAAACTTCATTGTGGAACTCAAAGTTCTTCCACCTGTACCGTCCTGTGTCACAAGTAGTGTCATTGAATCGCCACTTGCCACATTGCTTAATGAATTAAGTGTTAAGTTATTGTTCAATGTAATTTTCTGCACACTGCCGTTGTTAGGATCTGGCGTTAATGTACCACTTGTTGTGCCTAAATCATGCACAATCTCTCCATAATTTTTTATTGCCATGTTGGTCAACTGCTGATCATTCATGTTGAGTGTAGCATTCAATTGACTTTGACTGATTGTGATGCCACCTGCTGAATCTGGTGAAGATATTGTGATGTTATCTCCTGCTGTAATATCTTGACCACCATTTGCCGCCCAACTTAATTGTCCTGAACCATTTGTTTGTAAAACTTGTCCTGATGATCCATCTGAAGTGGGCCAGTTGGTGTATTTGAGATAGATGGTGTTGTTTGGTTCCAAACGCACATTACCTGCTGTGGTTTGCAGTGTGATACCTGATACATCCTCGCCACCACTGTCAAATAGATTGCTTGAATTTTTTAATAGTATACCATTCCTTTGATTTAATTTTATTTCACCGGTAAAAGTGGTTCCTCCATCTGTTTTTGTAGTCGATATGAGCACTCCATCGCCATTATTCAACACACCTATTTTGGCTGAACCCGAAGTACCAGCCGAATCGTCGGTATGTAGATCCTGACTGAACAAACTGATTGGACCATAATTGTTGTTGTCGCCTGCAGGTCCAGGACCTGGTGGGTTTGCATCAAAAAATCTATCAAATTTTGCGTTGGCCAATTTAACTTCATGTGCGCCACCGCTAGAACCAGTGAATTTTCCTGATGTGAATAAATGTATTTCACCGTTGTCTGTGAAACGCATGGCAGTGGATTCACCACCTGCTGAATCATCTCCTTGAAGATGACCTATGGTAAATTCATTTGTTTCTAAATTTGCTGTAAGCGGATTTGACAGACCACCTGTGGCATTAATAGTGATACCGCCAGCACTGTCATTGTCGATTGTGATGTTTGTGCCTGCTGAAATGTTTAATAAATTTTCTCCAACTTCCAGTCTAGAAGTAGAAGCATTGTACACAAGAACTTTGCCTGCTCCTATGCCTGTGGTGTCTATGAAATCAACAATGTCGTTGACTGCGTCACTCATTGTCTTCAATTCAGTTCTTGATTGTTTGATAGAATCAGAATCAGAATTAAATCTATTTGAATCTGGTTTATTGGTTGGCCAAGTTGGCATTAGTCATTTACCTCCACTAGGTTGCCGTCCACATCTGTTTGTAGCAAGGGCAGTGTTGTTGCTTGAACATCTACCACACAGTCCACTCTTGTTCTTTTACCGTATGTGTCTATGTCGAATATATTTAATACAGCAGGTGATGATGTCTTGTCAACAAACACCATGGGTGTGACACTATCTCCTGCCGAATCTGTGTTCAGTGTTGAACTGTGTATTTGCACCAATAGATTAACAATTTTACCTGTTTGCACATTGAAACTCAATTGTCTAGCACCCACAGAACCCGCCAGTGTGCTGGTGTCTATGTCTGATTGCTGTACCTGTTTCAATTGATTAGATAGATTGACATCTATTGAGAATATTTCTGGATCTGCCTGTGTGGCACTGTCTCTGTTGAGTGTGATATCAAATTGAAAAAATCTTGCTTGTATGCCTGCCACTGTGGCAGTGCTGGGTGTTAAATTAACAGTGGTCGGTGAATCAATTGCACCACCTGATGAATCCACTGTGTTGCCATGATTTATTTTTATGTCCACAGGAATGCTGGCATCCACCAACACTGTGGGGTTGAAATAATCTATCTTGCCGCCGTCAAATATTTCTGTTGAAAATGTAACGGTGTCTGATGGTGTGCCAGCCCAAGAAGTAAATGTGCTCCAATTGGTGTACGAAGCCCAAGTTTCTGTCGGCAATGATTTGTAAGTGCCTGATGACTGATCAAAATATCCGTTGCTTGCCATTATGGTGTACCTCCCATGTTCACACTTCCACCTGTTTTGGCAACAAAGTTTGATCCATTTGGAAATTGTGCCACACTGATTGCATAATTGTTGGCCACATAGTTCACCATGCCTTCCAATCCTGTGTCTATAAATTCTTTGCCATTAACTTTGTATTGATGATTGGTAAAACCTGACCATGTGTTGGTGTCACCCAACACAACATAACTTTGTCCTGCAGTTGAATTTTTGTATCTGATTTGATAACTGAACGCAGGATGAAGAGGAACAATAATAGGCGTCATATCTATTCTTGTGACAGGAACTTGTATTTGAGGTGTTCCGAAAATTCCTCCACCCGGACTTTGTGATGTTGCGTTCGTTACTGCAATAGAATTTCTAATGGTTGTTAATCGTTTCTGATTTTGAAAAATGTCAATCACCATTTCAAATTGTAAAAACCCTTTAGGTGGTGACACAAACAACTGCATATTTAAGGCTCTTGTGACTTGGGTGTTGTTGTAGGCAATTGGTCTGTATCCTTGATTGGTTTGAATGTCTATGGCACCTCCAAACAGTATTCTTTTGGATGTATCCTTGTGTTGTAGCACAAATGAATCTTGATCTACCAATTGATGAGTATTTGGCAAAGTGACATTGCCGGGTCCAGCGCCTGTGGTTGCTGTTGAATACTCGTTTACCTGTGGTGCCAATTGATAAGTCAGTAGAGGTGGTGCTGATGTAGTACCGTTGTTGTAATTTTCTGGAGCGGCATTTTGTGATGCTGTTCTCACATAGTTGTACACTGTGTTGGGTTTGAATATTTGTGGTGCAATTTCTTTTTGTGGTGTTGATATGTGTGGATATATTGTGGCATCATGTTCTACACCTTCTAATCTCACTGTGCTGTCATTTTGCAATGTCATTGCTACCACTCTAAATGTGGCTTGATTAAGATTGAGCACAGTATCTGTCACTCTGATCACATCACCCACTTCCACATTCATTAATTCTTGCGTGGCACTGAATGCTATGGTTCTTTGATTTCTTGATTTTTGATAGATCAGTCTAGCAAAGTCTTTGGCCATCGCTCTGTTGGTCATGGTGTCAAATGTAAATTCACCTGTGAGTGTTTCATTGTCATCTATTGCTAAATCTCCTGTGGTATTGAAAAATTCTTGCTGTGATGAAAATTCTTCATCTGGGTCTATGTAATTCACCAAGACCTGATTGTATTTGGATTCTTTTGATTCACCTGAAAGATTAATTGCACCCACAATATGATCTGCTGTGACATCAAATGCAATAGCCACTGTGCTTGAAGTGATGTCTGTAGGATGACCTCCATCTTCAACTTTTAATTTGTATCTACCTTCAACAAATGGCATCATGGTTCTGCAACCTGATAAAATCTTTTTTACATTTTGTAATATTTCTGATTCTGTGTTCAACACACCATTACAAGTTATAATTTTTGCTGTGGAATTGGCAGGATCATTGGCATCATGCACCACTGTTTGATTTAATTTGGTAGCCACTGTTTTGAATGAATCTGCATTGATAAAACTCTTGTCATAGCCTGCTCCATATCTTGGATTCATTAATATATCCAACAAACAATTGGCAGGGTTGGTTGAATAGGTTTTTGTTAGATTGGCATAATCATTTGCAAGGTCTAAACCTCCTGAGTGTGTGGCTAAATCATAAACTTTTTTGCCATACACATCAAATTCAAGTGCAGGAATACCGCCACCAAAAGGATTACGATCTGATTCTGTTTGATCACTTGCTATCCATCTAAATCTTGCCGCCACATATGCTAGTCCTGGCAGTGTTCTCTGTTTGTTGCCCCAACTTGCAGATCCGGACATCAATGAGGATTGTGTTTGATTTTCTGTGCCGTTGAAACATTGAAACACCATTCTGCCGCCATCATAAGGATAACCTGCATTCAGTTCTTGTCCTGCTGTGTAGACAGCAGTTGAATTGCCAATTGAGTTGCCATCCACTTTGATGTTTCTGATGCCTTCTATTTCTCCTTCACATATGGCATACACCACATATAAATCTTGATTGTCTGAACCATTTGTTTCTGCATACACAGGCACTGAACCTACTCTTCTAAAACCATACACCACTGGGAAACCCACATTGGTTCCTGGTTTTTGCAGTTTTACACCTGATGCAGAATTTTCTGCTGAAAAATCTGGAATGTCTGGGATACCAAATGGTTTGAACACAAAGCCAATCACATCACCTATGAAATCAAATATTTTACCCACAGTTTTTTTGAACACTTTGACCACTCCACCAATAATTTTACCTATGGTACCACCACCGCCTTTGTTGTGTACAAGATAATTGTTGGCGTAGAATGTGTTATTACCGTCCAGTTGTAAATTGTAAACTGATTTGAAAAAGTCTTTCCATCGTTTGTGTGGTGTAATTTTTTCTACCTTTACTTTGCCTTGTTTGTCATTGATTAGGACTGTGCCTGGCAATATTTTTTTACAATTTTTAGAAAACTTTTCAAAAAAGTTTGCCCATGTGTCAGCATCAAACAAACTGCGATTGTTTTTTATACTGCTCCAACCTTGTGGTGTCTTAAAAGGATGTTCTGCTGTTGTGAATGGTTTTGTGTCATTTATTGAATATAAATTTCTAAAATGGATGATAGGTTTTTCAACCTTTTTTACAGTGTTCACTTTTTTATCCATACCCAACACTTGATCACCCGGTTTGATGTCTTTTATCTTTTTGACTTCACCGTTGGATAATTTTATTTCTGTATCTGCATCAAAACAACATATACACATTATAACACCCTTTCAAATTGTAAAAATGGTTTTTTTGAATAACCATAATGATCTATTTTTTTTGTTATAGAAAATCCTATGTACTTTAACCATCTAACTGCCGATTGATTTTCTTCGCTTACAAAGTTCATTAATTTTTTATATTGTTCAGTTTTATTTACAACCCATTGTTTAGTTTCTTGCATTGCTTGTTTAAAACCTGCTTTGGTGTATGCTTGTTTGGTCAAAATTGCCCAAACCATACCGTGTGTGTTTAATTTTTGTACGCCTCTGATGGCCAACACTTCATTGTGTTCATTGATTGCTGTTTCACAATCTGGACACAATTTTACGCACATCACTAAACCTTGATAAGGATTCAAACCTGTTGCGTCATACAGTTCTTGTGCATCTGTATGATTGATTGTTTGCGACAATTGTTCGCAATCTTCAATTGTGGTTGTTCTCCATTCAAGCATTATAGTCCTTTTATAAATGTGTAACCTACTAGATTACAATTGTTTGTGTAAAATTTTTTTATGTCTTCTAATGTGTCGTTTGCTGTGTAATCTTGATTCCATATGCTGGGCAGTGCTATAAGATATTGACACTGTTGTTCTTTAAACCATTCCACCAATTGATCAAACAATTGTTGTGATACTGTTTGGTTCATCATTTCTGGATGCACAAACATATAAGTTATTTCTCCATATATTTTGCTGTTGTGTATGTTTTGTGACACTGAACCAATTGCAAAAGCCACAATCTTGTCTGCAGTTTCTTTTACCACTATTTTGTGTTGCGGAGACACCATGCCTTTTTTAAGATTTTCAATTAGAAAATTTTTGTCCACTTGATTTGATGTGGGCACATCATTTACTGATTGTAGTAGATCAATACATTCAATCAATTTGTTGATGTCATCTATCATGCACTCTCTAATCATTATATTCCTTTTCTACCCCAAAAGATATCAGTCAATGTTTCGTGTGAATACTGCATTGAAAAATCTGTTGGATGTTCTCTTTGAAAACTAACAAGGTTGGATCTGCGTCCTGCTTTCCTTGTAAAGTTTATGAATTGACTTGAAACTTGTAGTTGTATGTCCGCTGTGTTAACATTGTTGGTGATTTGATATCCTGCTATCTTGCCTTTGAATGCTAAGAACACAGCATCGCCGGCACTGTCACCTTGCAATTGCAGTGTGATTGGATCTAGATATGCTCTGCGTATTTCAACATCTTTGTTGATGATGCCGCTGACACCATATGTGGTCACATTGCTGACATCCACAGCACTTAAAATTATATTCACAGAATGTATCTGTAGTTCTGCTGTTTCTTGTCCTTCACTCAGTGTTAAAAAATCACCTTGTGCTTGATATGTTTGTGAATCAAATGTGATATCATAAGGTGCTGAGGTAAAATAGTTTGTGCCCGTGGTTGTTTGAATTGAAACTAGAAATACTTCAATAAGACTGTTGCCTGCTAGATAAGTCTGCAAGTTGCTTGGAAATTCCCTAGTCATTAAAGCACCTCTTCTACATCTACTCTAAAACTTACTGTGCCATCCACATTGTATCTATAATCTTGTGAATCGGTTTTGAAAATCATTCTGAATGCCACATCGTCATAATTGATTTCTGTTATTGTGGAAAAATTGCTGTTGTCTTTGCCAGTTAAACCTACCACTGCTGTGGTAAGTGCTGGTTGTATTGGAATATCAAAATCTCCTGATGTGTCTGGTGTCACATCTGAAGTACACATATACACTTTGTTATGATTGTCAAATCTTATAATGTCACCCATGTTCAATATTGTGAATCCATCTGCTGGTGTGTAACCTGCTGAATCTCCATCTCCTTTTATAGGTTGTCCTGCAGAGTCTAAAGTTTGATATGCCGCTATGGTTGTGCTACCTGCCGCTGTGTTGTCTTTTACAGATAGATTGTGCAATGTACCGCCTGCTGTTCTTGATGATATGTTGGGCAGTATGATATCAAATTCGTTTAATGAACCTTGTGCCAATGCCACAAATCCTTGTACCTGTCTAAATTCTTTGTGTGTCAGTGCAGGAAACTCCAGTGTGCCTTCCCACAGTGTTGTGGCTTGTTGTGTTCTTATGGTTCTACCTGAAATTGTTTTAGTGACCACTGTTTGTGTTCTTTGTTTAAAATTTACTGATCTGAATCCAATTTGATTCACATTTGAAAGCACTGAACTTGTGCCGTTGAAAAATCCTATATAAGCCATTAGCCGGTTACTCCTTGTTTGCCTCTTTTTGTTAATGCTTGATTAATTATGCCCACAATGGTGTTGCGTCTTCCAACTAGAAGTTCATCAAATCCTGATGCATCCACAGTGTTGATGTTGAAGTTCACATGGACATCTCCGCCCATTGCTGAACCTGTTGATGAACCTGCTTGTGGCATCATGTTGTTTGGCACAATGGTGCCCGAACTGTTGGGAACAAATAACTCTGGTCCTTCTTCACCAACAATCGCTGGTTGTCCTCTTTGCAATGAACCACCATCTGCAAGGAACGGAATACCACCTCCGCCTCCACCGCCGAATAGTGCCAACACTGCTCTCAATCCTATTTCTGTTTTTAAAGAATTGTTTAATTTGTCTTGTTCGTTTTTCTTCTTTCTAATACCTTCTGCCATCTTCTCGAACACTGGTCTTAATTTGTCCAAGATCATGATTTGAATTGCAAGTGTAATAATACTGGCAACAACCTGTTTGACCACTGTTCTTGCAAGGTTAGATAATGCTTCTGTTAAATTTTTAGCATCGAATATTGCATCTGCAAAAGCATCTCCTATGCCTTTTGTGAATGTCATAAATGCTTCAGTGGCAATCTCTACTGAACCTGTGGATAATTGTATTTCTTGATCTAATTTTTGGAAACCTTTTATGGATGCATCTATCATCAATGCTTTTCCAATACCTGTTAATCTTTTTCTAAATTTTGCAATCACACCGCTGGCATCTTCAATAGATAATTTTAGTGCTTTGATTCTTTTTTCGTTTTCTTCCAATTGAGCATTGTTGTCTTTAATTGACTGCTCAACTTCTTTTGCTTTCTTGTCGAATTCATCTAATATTTTTGTAGCAAATTCGAATGCCACAAATGCTCCTGAGGCAACCAGTGTAATTTTACCTAATGCTGGTATTAATTTTTTGAAAAGATTTAATAATCCTTTGCCTGGAGCAAGTACTCCATTTACAATTGACGAACCAACTAGGAATATGGCACCTGACAATCTAATCGCCGCACCTGCCAATTTAACGAAGAATAATCCTAATGATAATCCTAAAATTATTTTAAAGTTTTGAGCAATTATTAAAAAACCCTCAGCAATCAATGCCAATGCGGCGCCAACTTTTATACCAACACTTCTTCCTAGTTCATTGAAGTCTCCTGTGCCTTGAGAAATCTTTTTGATTGAATCTGTCAACACAGGCAAAAAGCCTTGACCTATTGTGTCTGCCAAACTGGAGAATGCGTCATTCAAGTTTGATACTGCTTGACTGTAATTGGTTGTTAGTAGTGCAGATGATCCACCAAAAGCATTGTTGATACTGAATTGTAATGCATCTAATATTAATGTGGCACCTTCTGCTGTCTGTCCTACTTTGGATATTTCTAATCTAGATAAACCTAGTGTGTCTTCCAACATCTTGAAGACAGGAATACCTCTGTCTCCTAATCTGTTTAATTCTTCTAGTCCTAAACCCCCTGCTGTTGTTCTAGCAAACAAGTCTGTGATTGCTTGTAAAGTACCTATTCTATCTGCCGATACCGCCGCAACATCTTGGAAAGTGGTTAAAAGTTTTCTAGTGGGTTCAATCCCTGCCCCTCTTAATTTAATGAAAGTGTTTGTTAAATCACTAACTTCAAATATTGAAGTTCTTGCAAAATCTAGTATGAAATCAAATGCTTCTCTACCTTGTTTGATAGATCCTGTAACAGATGCCAATGCAATTCTTAAGTCTTGGAATTGTGCGGCAGTGTTTAGAATTGCTTTTGCTATTCTTGCCGCTCCAATTGCCACAAGGGCAGTACCAGCCAGTCGTGCCAATCTACCTGTGCCAATTAAACTGCTGTTTAATTGTACAACCTGGTTTTTTGTTCTTTTTAGAGCTCCCGATGTTTTATCAACGACGACGAGTTCTATTTTTACCTGTTCTGCCATTTTGCATCACCTTGTTTTGATCATCAAATTCTATTTTAAAATATGCTGACCACAGTTTAAGTTCCAGGACACTGAACTGCATAACTTCTTGTATTGATTTGCCAAGTTCTTTAGCAACTTTCATAATCAATAAAAGTTCAATGTCCTCTTTTAGTTTTTTACCGTTTCCTCCATCGGTTGATTGTATTCCATAGTGCCGTTGTTGAGTGCTGTCGCAACTCTGATCAACACTTGCGGATCTACTTCATTCATCAATGAAACTTTGTCAAATTTTCCAAACATAGGTTGTCCATCCATGTTCAAAGCCTTTGCTATCACTGACTCAACCAGTGCTTCCACAGTTTTACCTTGTTGTTGTAGTTCTATAATTTTAGATTCTACAGCAAAAGGGTAAGTGCCTTTAAAATAGACATCACTCTTCCATTCTTCAACACTTATTTTTTGTAATTCACCATTCAATTTAGATTTGAAGTGCGTCTTTGCGTTTTCCAGTATTTTACTCATATAGTTTTCTCCTGTTTTTTATTTTCTGCACCGTTGGTCTTAAAATACCTCGTGGTGCTTGTTTAGATCGCCCTCGTTCTAAAGTACCAATATAAGGAACACGATTGACGACTTTTGTATTTGTGCCTTGTCGTTCAACACGCCATCCCTTCCTGGCTCTACCTTGTCTGATTGGAGTTGCTTTCTTAACTTCAACCAACAAAGTTTTTATTAGATTAGTGCTGACCTTTTTGACAGATTGCTCTACCGAGGTCAACACCTTCTCTAAATTTAAGACTCTTGTCTTAAACATTATCCTTACGCAGATCCCACTGTTAGTGCGCCTGAGCCTTGGAAATTCACAGTTGCAGTCACCAAATCGTCGAATGATGCTGTTCTTGATACAGATGTTACCAAGATTGAACCTGTGAATTTTTGTCCAGTTGTTTCATTTGGATAAAATTCAACAGTCAATGCATCTTCGTGCGTTGGATCAAATGCTCTTGTAGTGACTGTATGAGTTGAATCATATATCACTTCCATTGATCCCGTGAATTGTTGTAAGCCGTGCTTGTAAGTTCTTGCCGTGTCGCCCATAGCAGTGTCTTCGATCACATCTTTAGTGTGTTCCACTGTCCAAGAACGAACCTCAGCAATGTTCTTACCGAAGCCAGCCGAATCCGCTGTATCGATGATACGAACGGCGCCTTGCGAACCTTCAAAAGTTGCCATAGTTTAGTCCTCCTTTTTGTCATCAGGATGATCTACATCATCCTCATGGTTTAAATCCTCGGGCAACAAGATATCTTCACCTTCTTCAGCATCCATGTCGTATTTCACTTCATCAATATAATCTGGTTCTGGTTGTTTTTTCTTCTTGCTTCTAGATTTTTTTGGTTTAGTCACTTGGGCATTCACAGTAAGTTCTAATTTAGTGCTCACCGGTGACTTTTCCTGTGAGGATAGCACCTGCCATCCTTCTCCAAGAAATCTGTTTACTCTTTCGTTGCTGACCAACACCTGTTGATTGTTGTTGTCCAGCATCTTTGTGTAATTCTTTTGATCCATTATGTTGCTCCTTTAGTAAATGAATAACTGACTGCGGCAGTCATTAAAAACTCACCCAATGGTGGTGTTCTGTCTATAACCTCTATGCTCGATACTTGTGTCGTCGCCGCCCTCGATGCATTTAATTCTCTTGTTCTGTCTGTGTTGAGTGTTTCTTCAATTCTTTCAATCAATTCATTTCTTTTTTGATCCACTGTGATAATCTGTGCTGATCTGCCATCTGCTCTCACAAATCCTCTGATCTGTATCTGAATGACACCTCTTCTTGCTCCACCCATGGCATGATCTTCTCTTGTTTCGTTGCCTGTGGTGATTAGTAGTGCAGGAAATTGTGTGATTGCCAATTTAAGAACATCAAATGGTTCTCTGGTCACAAATGTAGGTTTCGGATGATCCATGTCTTCCAAAACTGTAATAATGTTGTTGACTATGTTTTCTCTGTTGGACATCTACTACCTCTTTAGGCGTAGAAAATGAGTTGCTTCCTTTTCAGTGTCGTCAACTGTGCCTGATGAATCCAAATCATACTCTACACCATCTCTTAAAACAAGTTCGAATTCTCTCTGATACTCTTCTCTGTAGAACAGCATCTTTCTTTCGAAAATGTCTTGGTCTGGTTCGAATTTTGATAGTGTCGGATAGATATGATACCCCAAACATTGATACACTGCGGCTCTTGTCAATTGACTTGCTGTGTATAAATCTTCATCTGGTTCAGTGTTGCCACCTGCGATGTATTTTAGATCATACAATCCAATTGTTTGTGTGGGCCACCATTTTATTCTTAAGTCTCTGAACACATCATTTTGTGCTCTTGTTATTTCCGTTGCGAAATCTGGTACTCCGAAATTTAAGATGTCTGGTTCGTATTCTTGTATGTCTGATATGGTTAGTAATGTTGCCATTAGGGGTTCTTCCTCCTGTTAATAAAAATATGGCAAGTGCTTCTTGCCTATACTTGATTATTTATATCAAAGTCATAAAAAAAGGGCGACAGTTGCCTGCCGCCCCTAATGTATAGAGCATAAAGATTATGCTGTATTTATTATAGTGATGCTTTTCCTAAGATACCAACACCATATTCATCGAAAAGCTCTGCTGTTGCATAAGCCATGCTTCCAATTATTTCCTCGCCACGAAGACTAGCGTCCCGTTGCGTTTCTACTCTGATGTTTCTTTTGACCATGTAACCAATTGCATCTTGTGTAAATGCACAACCTACAAAGTTACCTGTTCCTGAGACAGAATCGTTAGTGTCTTTACCACAATTATTACTTTCCAGTATAATTGCACCGCCTATGGATCCCACTACACCTGAAGTAAGAACTGTGTTACCTACTTGTGGTGGATTTGCCATGTTAGTGTTTCCAGCACCTGCTAATTGGATCTTAAGATCCATTGCTTGGAATGGATGCAGAACTACAAATACTTGTCCTCTAGCATTTTGTGATCTTAATTGACCAACTGCTTTGAAGATAGTTTCTGCTGTGATACCGTCGCCTGCCGCACCAACTCTGTTTGAGAATGATGGGAACAATGCCGCGATTTCACCGTCTACTTTGTTAACCATTGCTTCACCTAATTGTCTTCCAACTGCCGCCGCAACATCTTCTTGTGCGGATTCTTTTGCAAGATCAGTTAATGTGATTCTAGCACCTCTTTCAGCCGCTGTCATCGTGATTGATGTAGTGTTGAAAGCCGTGTTTGATGTTAAGTCCGTTCCGTCAGTTAAATCACTTGCCGCGATTGCAGGATATTTTGGAACCTGTGCTGTTAAGCCTGGAGTTCCAGTCATGTCGTAATTTCTTACAACAGGTCTAATCACTGCTTGTTCACTGTAAGTGTACAAAGCCGACTGAACGATGTTTGAATAAAGTTCGCTTACTACGGAACTTGTTACTTCATTAGCCATTTTATTTTTCTCCTTTTAAAATGTTAAACTTGGATCCCTTTAGAAGCCATTATCTTTCGATACTGTTCTCTATGTTCAGGGTTGCCCATGTTTAGTTTGCTTATATCGTTGTCTGTCACAGCCTGTTGCTTGCCTGTTCCTTGTCCTGTGCCTGAACCCGAAGGTCCTGCTGAAACAAAGTGTGGGTTTGCTTGAAGAAACTCCTGCACCAAGTTTTTAACTTGTATCGGTTCGCCTTTGTCATTATAACGCACTTGACCCGTGTTTGTGTCAACCACATCAACTGTGCCTGTTTCATTCAACTTCAATTGTGCTTTAAGCAATTGAACTACCTGATTAGGATTCACTGCTTTTAGACTTGAAGCCTCACTTAACAATGCTCCGTCAATTTTGATTGAAGTAAGTTCTGACTGATATTGGTTTATTTTTCCAGCAAATTTGTCCGCTTGTTCTTTTAACAATTTTTCAAATTCGCCTCTTTTTTCCAATTCAGACTTTCTTGCCTTTTCTTCTTTCTCAATCAACGATTGATAGTGATCAACATCAATGCTTCCATACTTTTTATCGTATTTGGCTTTTTCCTTTGCTACTCTTTCAGCAACTATTTTATTAACTGCGTCTTGAGAGAAAGTTTCAGTTTTTTCTTCACTGACTGTTGTCTGTGCCTGCTGTTCGTTTACAGGTGCAGTGTCCTGTGTTTTTACCGCTTGTGTTTCTGCGTCCATTATGTCCTCCTTTTGTATAATGAGTTAGAGTGCCCTCCATGTGTTTTAGCACATTAGAAACTTATTTATTATCTCTTCTTCTTTTTGCCTCTTGTAGATGATTTTCTACCTTTAGCCATAGAATTTTTCTTTTTTCCTCTAGTTGCCATGATATTTGCTCCTATTTTTAATTTGAATTTTCTTTTGCTTGGTCGGTCACCAACAAAAGCAGACATACTGCCTGAAGTCACTATCGCCATGCTTTCATACTCCAGTAAGCAGGTGATAAAGATTTTTGTCCTCTAACCTTTTTCAGCACAGCACCCATTCGTGCTAGGAACGATCTTTGTCTGACAGGATTGTTCTTTTTGATGGTCATACCTTTTTGTCCAAAGTTTATCTTTTTGACATTGCCGGTTGATCTATCACGCACAAATACTTTAAATTTTTTTACATCACCTCTTGATGGTGTGTTTAATTTTACAGTTCTACCTTGATATTTTGCCATCACAAACCTTACAATTAATTTTGTTCGTTTGAAAATAGTTGTGCCAATTCTGGATGTAATGATTTTATTTCTTCGTCTGTGTATCCTGCTTGTACCATTTCTCTCAAATGAACCACCATGTCATTAACATCAGTGATTGGTGTGTGCTGTACAAGGTCTTTGGCAGGTTTATTTTTTAATTTGTCTTCGTCATATGCTTGTTTTACTTCATCATATGGTTTTTCTGTGATTGTTTCCAATAACATTTTTTCAATCTTTTCAAGTGTCATAGGATCTGTAGGATTAGTTTCTTTTGCTAATTTTAACATTGACACATCATTAACTTTGTCTTGTATTGAAAATGATCTTGGATATTTCACTTTGCCATCAAATTTTGTGCCTTCGAACTGTGCCCATATGTCCCATATCTGTTCTTCTGCGTGTTCTAAACTCATCGCAAAGTCTGCCAGTTTAGCATTCAACATTTGGAATTCTGTTTGTAATCCTATGCCTGATAATCTTCTTGACTCAACTGATCTTATGCCACCCAAGCAAGCCATTCTGTCTATGGCATCTACTTTTCTCTGTATAGATGACAGCACACTTTCAATTGACGAACCTGCTGGTTGTAGCAAGTATGGTTTTTTCTGTGCGTCGTTTGTGCTGGTCATTTTGATTATTGCGCCTGCGCCTGCTGATGCTTCAACACCTTCTTCTAGTACAAGTGATGGATGGTTTGTCAATCTAATAATTTGTTCTATCTCTGAATATTCTTCAAAGATCATTTTTTGCTGATCGCAGATATCTCCAATGGTGCTTACTCCTACTCCACGAATGTTTGATCTCTGTGCATACACACAAACAGCAGGAATCTTTCCTAGTGTGTTAGGAATTGTTTCTAAATATTCTCCTCGTTTGTCATTGCCGTACAATTTGTACACATTGATTTCATCCATTGTGTATTCTCTAATAAATTGTTCGTCTTCAATAATTTCTTCTTTAACTTTTAGATATGTCAATTGATATGAACCATTTGCTTGTCTTTCATATTTCCAATCCAACACATTGTCAGGTGTGAATAATGAAACATAAGGTCTGATGCCTTGTTCAAGTGCTTCTGCTCTTGTGTTCACCTGTGTTTCTGGTTTATCAACAATCACCCAAGCATTTCCATACACCATTGCCATTGTGCTTACATCTTTTATGAAAGATTCAAAAGATCTGCCATCAAGGTCAGCATCTCTTAGGAATGCTTGTAAATTTTGATTGTTTTCAAGTGTGCCGTACATTCTTTGACAAGGTTTTCTAAACAAGAAACTTGTATAAATGCCAACCACGGATTTAGCATGATTGTCTAAAGCAACCATTCTTAATCTTTTTTCGTAATCATCTCTAGACTCGTAGTAGTAAGGCTCTAAATATCTGCCCATGAAATAATCATAACCACCATTGTAGGAATCATTCAAGAATGTCCATCTATTGATGTAATGCTTGTATGCCGCGTGTGCTTCTGTGATATAATCTATTGCGTATCTTGAATCACCTTTAATTAATTTGTCTCTGATAACCGGCATTAGTTAATCCCCTTTCCAAACACCCATCTTTGGTTTTTCTTGCTTTCGATCTGTCTCTTGATAGGATATAGATAATCCACAAGATAACCTACAGCATCTGCCATGTGTGTGTTTTCGTTGTTGTCTATGATTGATGAATTTGGTTTGTACTGCATTGATTCTAAACTCTTTATAATTTGTTTGCATTTAGGATCAATGAATATTGTTCTCAATCCTTGAGCATTCTTTAACTTGCTATTTACAGCATTTACTCTGTCTCTTATAGGAGGATTGGCCATCTTGGCACATACCCTGAATCCTGCATTTTGTAGTATTGATATGTCTGTTTTACCACCTGCAGATGATTTTCTTTGTCTGCCTGCCGCATCTGGATATATTGTGATACGAGATGTTGGATATCTTCTTTTCAATTCATCACAAATTTCTTCTGTGTTGGTTTTGTTGATAGATATCTCATCCACAAAATATATTGCGTTGTTTTGTATCACACTCACAGCAACCGACATCGGAGTAAAACCAAAATCCATTCCCGCGTGTATATCTGCTGTGTTGATGTTGTTCAAAGGTTGTACATGATGATCTCTTTCAAAATTGTAATACACCATGCCTGAGAAAGTGTTGAAGGTTGCCAAGTATTCCTGTTCAAATGTTTTTGTGTCTAGGTCTCTTTTTGCTTGATCAATTTCATCTTCACCAACTATGCCTCCGTCAATTGTGCGATAAGTGAAAGCCGCCCAATCGTCTGTATTCTGGGCCATGACATACATCTCATGGCTCATTGATCCAATGCCTCTTGGCGTACCAATGAACAATGCCTTGCCTTTTCTATCTGAAAGAGTAGGTCTTAATACAGCAGTCCAAAGTTCTGGATCTAAATCTTGAAACTCATCTAACACTAAAAAATCACAACCAATACCTCTGAGTGCGTCTTTGTTCTCCGCACCTTTTAAATAAATTTTTGATCCTGATTTTAATCTAATAGTTAATTCTGCTTCGTTGGTTTGTTCTACCCATCTTAATTTTTTTAATTTGTCTTTCAATGCCTCCCAAGCAATTGATTTTGCCATACGATAGGAAGGTGCCACATATAAAACTTCTTGATTTGTTTTAGATGCGTGTCGTGCCAATTCTCTCATGGCACAAAATGTTTTTCCAAATCTTCTTCCTGTCACAGCGACACGGAATCTAGCATCTGAATCGCAAATGTTTTTTTGTGCTACTGATAGTGCCATTAATCCTCCCAAGGTAAAGGTGCTGTGCCTTCCCTATCTTCTGGTGAATCTTTTTGACCTAGATATTGTTTACCCAACCAAGTCAACATTTTTGTATCACCTTTCAATGCTTTTTCAAATTGTGCTCTACGCAGAGACTTCTTGCCTTCCTCTCTGCCTTTCTCAATTAAATTTTTGTATTTTTTAGAAACTGCTTTTTCACTGATACCCACACACAATGCAATCTCTCTGTAGGTGCACATCATGGTTGCCAGTCTGTAGATTAAATCCTTATCTACTTTCTTGCCTCTGTGGTTATCTTTTTCTTGTTCCATTATGCTTGTCTTTCTATAACTTTAATTCTAAAGTTTCTTGAATCTTTCAATCCGTTAGTGGTTGTTATTTGAAATTCTATATTGTAGATGTTGCCTGCTGTTCCGGCTTGTATCTTTTGTGTTGCTATCGTATTATTGCTTATAGTTGGACTGCCGCTCGCCGCTAAAGGTGCCGCATCTCCGTTGATTGTTTCAATGTTTATTGTGGCAGAGGCAATTGTATCACCTGTTGGCATCCAATTGGTCCAATCCAATGTGTAATCTAATAATGAAAAAGGATCTTTCTCAATGTACAATCCTGCTCTGTCTTGTTTGAATCCTGTTAGTGTTGCCATGAATTATCCTTCTCTCCTGTCTAATATTCCCGTCTCATCTACCAGTGATAAGTGTTGCACTTGATATTTTCTGGTTTCACTCGGCACAAGATGGTTTCTGGTTTCTTGTTGTAAGATATTTATACGGTTCTCTGTGTCAATAGTAAGCACTCTAAACGGATCAATAGCAAATTGACTTCCTATAGACAGTGTGGACAATATTCCGCCCATTGTGGCTGTACCGTCTGCCAATATTCCTCCCACAACATTTAATGAACCAGTTGTTGTTGCGGTTGCTGTTGTGCCTCTGGTTATTAATACTCCTGTGTTTGGAATGTTTAAAGTTGCAGTGACTGTTGGAGTTGCTCTCCCGCCGATTGCTATAATACCACTGGCTGAAACTGTGAGAGTATTGTTTGCTGTCGCTGTGCTTCTTTTCGTAGCATCGCCATCAATAGACGCACTTGTGGTTGATGCTGATGTACCTGAACCTTGCAGTGTGCTGTTGCCAGTAGAGGACAATGTGCCTTGTATTGTAGGTGTGCTTGATGCTTTTGCTTGTAGGACACCAGTTGCTGTGCTGGCTCCTGTTGCTGATACACTGGCACTTGTTTTTCCTATTCTATTACCAACAATGGTTGCTGTAAAAGTTCCTGCAGGAATCACAATGCCTGAACCCACAATGTTTGCTGTCATTGTGGCACTCATCACTCCATCTAAATCGATTGTAGGATTTGCTGTGAATATTGCAGATGATGATGCTGTGGCAACAGCATTCATATTCGCTGTACCGCCTAGAAACTTCTGTGCTGAAACAATAAAATTAGGACCCCAATATTCTTGTATAGGTTCTTCCCATGTGCCCATTTCGGCCCATGTCAGTCCTGATTGATTTGCCTTGAGAGTGGCTTGTCCTTGACGAATTACTCCGCCACTGACTGTTAGTGTGGATGTTGCTGACGGTGATGCGGACGATATTCTCGTCGCTTGAACATAGCCATTAGCGACATATCCATCTACTACATATAGGATATCTGCCACTGTGAGACTCCTATTCTAATTAAGCAAGTGTAAGTGTAAGATTACCAGTGCTTATTTGGAATGAATCTCCATCTTGTATGTCCTTGGAAGCCGCCAATGTAGCATAAGCGATTACATCGCCCTCACCTGCTGAATCAGTTGAACCTGACGCATTAATCAGGGCCACTGTTGTGATTGTGCCAAAGGCACCTCCACTTGCAGTCCATGTTAAGTTGCCTGAGTTAGATGCTGATCCTGATGATGCCGCACCGAATGTAGCAGATTGTCTGCTGTATCCGTTGCCTGACACTTCGTTTGTTAAGATAGATTGCTCTAGGTTAGAGGAAGCACTGCCTGTGAATAGTCCCACATAAACAGTTCCTTGTGTTAGAGCAGTATTGTTCAAAATATGATTAAGAATTTTATTCTCATATTGATTTGACAATGCCGACATGATTTTATCCTCCTTTAAAGGTTTTTGTTGTTATAACTTGTTTATTTATTAACTAATTTTTAGAAATAACATTGGTGGTAATTGATAACTGGTTAATAGACCCTCACTATCATCAATATCAAGTTCTATTCTACATACAGTTTGTGATGCCAGTGTGAAATGTGTGTTAAATCCAAAGAAAAACTTACCACCAGCGGCAGTTACACTTTTTTCAACGCTGGTTGCCAACACTGTGCCTGTGTTATCAATCAATCTTATTTCAATGTCGTCTGAATTATATGGGGCAGTTGACGCTGTGCTTTGGAAGATATATCCCAATGTTTGTAGCACAAAAACACCTGCTGGTATTGTGAGTGTGTTGGTGCTGGTTGTGATTGAACCACCTCCTGTCACTGTGAATGTGCTGGCATAATCTGAAGGAGTGCCTGTTGAATCTTCATTCACTGTGCTGTCAAACGCCACTATGTTCGCTTGGGCACCCACTGAACTGGTAGCAACCTGTTCCCATTTGCCTGAGGATGATGAATACTGTAAAAGATCTCCATCTGTGGGAGATGCGATGTTGAATGTGTCTATGATATCATTCACATTGCTGATGTTCTGCTGAATGTCTGCTCTTGCACTGGTGATGCTGTCTGTTGGCGAATCAACATTGCTGGTACTTGCTTTTGATCCTGATGGCCATGTGGGCATGTGTGTTCTCCTTTGTTATATTTAACCAATAGGTTCGTTGCTGGAATCTGTTATCGTTCCACCTATCTCTGAATAATCTGATGTTGAACCTTTGTTGTTGTCTGCTGAATTCCAAACACTGGCCTCACCTCTGATATACACTTTGGGTTGCGATCCTGTTGGTATTGATCCATCACTACCAAGATCCACTGGTGTGCCTGATGCTGAAATAAATTTTCTTCTGTTGCTTTCCACCGTGATATCAAGGTATGTGTTATCTATCCATATGGGTCCTAAATCACCATTAAATTTGTTTCCTTCATTAATTTTTGATCCAATTGAGTATTGATTTCTTGTCCAATCAATATTTGAATTGAAATGGTCTGACCAAGTGCCATCAGACACTGTGTCATTTTTGTAGAAGTATGCTGTTGCAGAACTATTTGTTCTCACACTTGCCAACAGATGATACCAGGTGTTTGCGGCGTATTTTGCGGAATCAGATGATGTGATGGTGTGTTTCTGATTGTATGAATTATCTCCATCTTTGAATCCCAATATGATGCCTCCATCACTTTCAAGATACAGATGTGATGATTGTGTGATTGATGAGTTACCTATGTCAAAAAGAAATCCATCATGCAGAGAACTTGCTCTAAACCATATTGAGATTGTGAATTGTTTTGAATCTGACCAACCTGACGATGATGTGTGTTTCATGTAATTGTTTGACCCATCAAATGTGACTGCTTCAAGATGTGGTGCGAAAGGTGGATCATCTACAATGTTGGTGCTTCCGTTGTCGCCGTCACCATGTATCAATAGTTTTGTGTTAACATCTGGTTCAAATGCTGAGGTTGGCACTGTGAATGATGTGCCTGAATATCTTGCTGAATCTGACTGTCTCCATTCATCTATATAACCTATGACGCCAAATCCTCCGCCTGTGAGATATGAACCTATCTTGTAATCGTTGTTGGTAAAATTTGTGCTGTTTGAAGCACTTGCTAATGATGTGCCATCTCTATAAAATCGTATAGTGCCTGATTCTCTCATAATGGCCAAATGATACCATTGGTTTGTGCTCATGCCGTGACTGCCTGACAACAGCACTGTGTTACCTGATCTGATTTTGAATGTTGTTGCTGTATCAAAGAATGCATTCAGTCTGCCTGACACTCCACTGCCTGTGTCAAAAAAGTATCTGCCATACACAGTGGTAAAATCTGTTACATAAATCCAAAATTCTATAGTGAAATCGCCTGAACCTATGTTTAGCAGTGTGTGATCTGGATCCACAGCATCATCTGTGCCATCAAACAGGATACTTGATCCTCCAAACTTTGATTGTGCTGTGCTGATTTGAGCATCACCTGACACAGTTATTGGCACTGAATCAAATGTTCTTGGATCAACTTCCTCTGCTAAAACTTTGGATAATGTGTTTAATCTTGCTATACCTAATGGCATTGTGTCTCCTTAACTAAAGTTGGTTGACAGAGATGCAAAGTAATTTGTGCCATCATAGAACACAGTCATAATGTCATATGCATCTGCTGTTGTACTTAAAGTTTTTGTGCCTCCAGCGAACTTCATTGTGGATGTCAATGTGTAAGGACCACCTGATGATGGTTGTCTTATGATCATGGTCATTGATTGTCCTGCCGCCGCATTTGAGAATGCACTGAATGTGATTGAACCTGTCAGTGTGATTGATTGAACATTGCCGTTGGCCACATCTGGAGTAATTGTACCTGTTGTTGTGCCTGATGTATAAACTGTTTCTGAATAATCTTTTAGATTGATCTGACTGAATGTTTGATCACCGCCCACCACTGGTTGGTTAAGTGGATTTCTAAATCCTATTGTTTTACCACCTGCTGAATCTGGTGATGTGATTGAAATGTTGTCACCTTCTTGTACTGAATCACCTCCTGTAGGTAGATCCACAAAACTTAAATCTCCGTTTGCATCTGTTTGGAATATTTTGTTGGCACCTGGTGCTGTGCTAGGAAAAGTAATTGTGTATGATTGTCCGGCTGAGTGAGGTGGAGATGCCAATTTGATACCATGTGAGTTCTGTGAACAGTTCAATTGTATTGTGCCGTCTGCTGAAACACCATCACCTTCAATTTCTACCACACCTGTGCCGTGTGGAGATAATTTTAGATTGGCGTTGCCTGATACAGTAACAATTTTGTTGCCATTCACATCCAAATTTCCGGATAGTTGTGGGGTGCTGTCTAGACTGATTGCGAATGCTGTGGTTGAAACTTGATTAGATCCATTACCTATAAAAATATTGTTGTTGTTTAGATTAGGTGTGGCATTGGTTCTGCCTGCACCTGTCACAAATATTGTGCCTGTGGATGCGTGACTTCTAATCACCTTACCTATTTTTTGTATCAGTCCTGATTCACCTGTTGGTGCTGTGCTGGTGATTGTGTCACCTGCAGAATCATTTGTGGTGTTCACAAACAATTCTTCTCCTGCTTGAAAGAATGATGTGTTGATGTTGGTGATTGGACCATATGTGATGATTTTACCTGTGTTGTTATTTGTGATCTGTTCGTTGGCCAATCCAAATGCTGGCATCTTGGCGGCATCGTCTGCATCTGCTAAACCTATTGTGGGATTGGTTCCATCGTGACCTGAGATATAAACCACCTGTCCTTTTTCAATGGTACTACCTGATGTGTTTTTTGCTGTGAATACCACAGCACCATCCACATTTAACTCTGCTGGATTTGTGACTTCCAATGTGACTGCGCCTGCTGAATCTGGTTTGGTTGCTTCTATGTTTGAACCACCCACAATTTCAAACACTCCTAATTCGTCTGTGCTTTTTGTGATGGTTAAATTGGCATTGCCTGCTGAATCTTCTGTCACTGTGGTTGTGATACCACCTGCTCCTGTCACTGTGAGCACACCGTTTTCCTGTGCTCTACCAACTTTGACTGAACCTGTGTCTGCGTCCACTTGAATTGGAATCAATTTGTTTTGTAAAAGATCGATGAATGAGTTATCTAATTCTTGAAAGGTCAGCGTCGAACCCTTCGTTGTTGCTCCTGTGGCTGATTCTTGTCTTAATGTAATTGTCATTGCAATGCTCCTTGGCGTTCTAACTATTTATAATGTTTGTAATAATTTGTTTTGCTTAATTGCTTTTTAGCCGCTGTTAATGTACTTATTTTCTGTACAATTAATAATGGCTGGTTAAATGGATATTCTACTGGCAGTACATCTTCGTCTCCTTCAGGATGAAACATAAAACAGCACACATCTTTTGCCTTTAATTTTTTGTTCAGTTGAGCAACCAATCTTTCCAGTTTTTCATACTTCATTGCGAATCCATATACCACCATGCCTTCCAATTGAAATATGTTTTTTTGATCAGCAAAATTGTTTGCCAGTTTTTCTGGATCATTGTTTCTAACCAACATGATTTGATTTCTAAATTTTTGTAGATATGGACAAATGGATAAACCATCCAATTTGCGTTGTGGTTTCATCAGCAGTTGTATCCACTTTTGTAAATTATGTCGTGTGGTGTATGAACCTACAGTTTTTACCATAATCAATCTCTTTTGTTCCTTGTGGTACATGAATTCTGTACATCACATCAGGATGTTTAGCAAATAGTTTTGACCAATGTGGTCTCCACTCGTTATTTAATGGAGGACGACTTGGTCTTGGAACTCTGTCATCCATTTGACTGGTTAAATCATCTGTGAACATTGAATCCATACCATAAAGATTGATTATTTTGTGTGACTTGCTTAATTTGTTTATAGCATGATGTCCTGAATTGAATCTGTGTTTAGGTTCATAATGCACTTCCCATATGCCTTGTACTTTGTGATGTTTTGCTTGTTTGGCAATGTCTTTGGTGCACCATATTGTTTTGTTTTTGAGATGTATGTTGTTGTCTTTCATGTACAAAATTACTTTGGTGTCTATGATAGAACAGGCGTCCCATCTAATTTTGTGTTTGGTAATATTGCCAACCACGATGGTGCCATAATGAAAGTCTCCAAAAAGTGTTTGTGAGGCACCATTGCCGATAAAATGTGCTATCATATCGTTATTTAGATTTGACCCACTTATTCACCACTTTTATTGGAATATACATAAATATATTGAGAGGAAAACATGGCTTCACTTATGCCCTTTGGTTATTGGAAAATAGATCCCACATCACAAGTTGCTAGACCCAAGCAGAATGGTGTCACTGTGCCTGCTATCAAACCCAAAGACATCACGGACTTCAATTCAGATTATTTGTTGGTGGGTGTTGAACCTCACACAATGTTCAAACCTGGAATGGAACCTGATGGATTTCGTTGGTGGTGGTGGGACAATTCGATGATGCCTCATCTTCGTCATGTGTCAGCATCCAATCCTAAAGGCACAAAACATTGGTCAAGATTAACACACTGTGATTGGGCATTGCCTTTCAATGAAGACGGAGAATGTCTAGCACAAATAGATCACACACACAGAGACAGAGTTAATAGACAGTTGCACCAGATGAGTGCAGGAGTACATAAAGATATCACAGACATATGGGGTGGTTGTAAAGAGACCAGACCAGCAAAATCAAAAAGATGTTTAATTATAAGATCATCAGATAGAAATTATAGAGAATTCTACGACACCACTTGGGATCAATGGTTTAAAACAATCGCCCAAGTTTTACAAGACCATGGATATTCATATGGTGTTAGAAGAAAAGTTGCCGCCAGTAAAAGACCTGGTAATCAGATAATAGATGAAATCAAACGAGATGGATATGATTGTGTAATTGCAAATCATTCCGCTGGTTTGAGTGAAGCAGTGGTTGAGGGGTACCCTGTCATCACAACATCTCCCTGGAATCCCGCTAGGTTGGTGGCAACCCATTGGACCGATTTTGTGTTCAATGGAGAATTAAAAATGAACACCACACAAGAGATTGATGATTGGGTCACAAGAATATGTGCTTACACATACAACAGACCTGAACTGGATTCATTGAGTTGGATCAAGGTACATCCACAAGCAGGACATTTGAGGTAGTATGCCTTTTCCTAGAAAATATATGTTGCCTAATCCTTGGAATGTGTTCTATTCAAGAGCAAAATCACAAGCAAAGTTTCGCCGGGAAGAGTGGGCATTCACACCTGAGACATGGTACCGCAGTTGGGTAAACTCGGGTGTGATGCAACATCGTCATAGACTGCCACACGGATACTGTATGGCTCGTATTGATAAGTTGGAGGCATGGGGACCTCACAACTGCGTGATTGTGAATAGAAGAGAACAGTTGCGTAAAACATTAAACTATGGCACACAAAAAAGAAAAATAAGACAGGAGCCATTCACTGTGGAAGATGATGTGACTCCTAAACACAAACAAATAAGGAGTTTCAAATGAGACAATACACAGCAATGAGAAAAGCAAACAGGAATTTTTGGGGCAGGTGGTACCAAATGAATATGAGATGTATCAACAACGAACCTGCCTATGAAGATGTGTCGGTGTGTGCGGAGTGGCATATTGAATTATCAGGAGAACAAGGGTTCTTAAATTTCGCTGAGGATATGATGGAGGACTTTGATGAGGATCTTACACTGGATCGCATAGATCCAAGAGGCCAATATGATGCCCACAACTGCCGGTGGGTTAGTAGAACGGTACAGAACAGAAACACAAGATTTCACAAACACACAGAAAGAGGTCAAGCACTCACCAAGATGTATGAAAAATGGGGACACAACAAAGCAGTCAAACAGAGATTCTGGAGCAGACACAAGAGAGGTTGGAGTTTTGACGATATTGTGAATGTGCCGCCTGATCAGAGCAATCGTTATAGTAAAATACGCCACCAAAAACCAAAAAAATCCACAAAATCAAAATATTTTGGTAAGATTCTTGGTTGGTTTAAACCAAAATCTAGTGTATAATATACACATACAAGGAGGAACAATGGCAAAAATATTATTGATAATCAGTTTGGTGCTTTTGACCAACTGTGCTTACAAACCTGTGATAGACACAGCAGGCAGATCAGGCACTTTTGATGAAGACAAAGCAAGAGAAATCACCAATGACATACAGCACTGTGACACACTGGCAAAAGACAATGTGAATCAGGTGTGGGACATGATGCAACAGGCAGGCAATCTGTATCTTTCAACAGGCACACTGGGATTGATTCCAAAAAGAGAAATGGAGACCCATAAAGTTACAAGGAAATGTCTTGAAAACAGAGGACATTCTGTGGTGAAATGAAGCACTACTACAGAGAACATCAACGGATGGACGCAAGGGATGGTCGATCCTACTCCACCACCTACATCAAACAGAGTGCGCCTCACAGACAGCAGACTGCTGAACGCATAGAGAAAATCTACAACAAGGTGTTCCAAGCCAAACACATAGAACAGTGTGTGAAAGACTGGTGTGAGGAACCCATGCGACGCAATACTCGTAAAGAAGGCAATCTAGCAGGCACCAAATACACTCGTTGGGACGCCATTGAGGACGCACACAGACAGATGAACACACTGAAGCACGACATGACTGTGAGCATTTCAAACAGATGGAACCGAGCATTTGATGGCACAGGACACGAAATGGAATGGTGTTTGGAGAGTCAATATCCTCAACAGAGCACCTACAACCAATTGTTTGACAGTGAATAACAAATTCAAAATACTGATAGATGACTATGCTCAATTTGACCTGATGTGTCGTCAGACCATACATCATTGGTCAGAAGTGGCACCTCCTGAACAACGAGTGGAGTGTGTGAGAGCATGGTACCAATGGGCCTCCAACGCATATCCGTTTTGGTTCAAAAAATGGATGTCAGAGATGGATGATCACAGTTTCAGAAGAATCAAAGGAGAATAGTATGAAAGCAGGAAAAATATGGGGTGAGACTGAACTGATACACGCCAACGGTGTGTTGGAGTTTCACAGAATAGAATATCGCAAGGGTTACAAATGCTCAGAGCATGAACACCGTTTTAAATGGAATGGTTTCTATGTGGAATCAGGTGAAATGATTGTGCGTGTGTGGCAGGACGATCAAGGTCTGGTGGATGAGACTGTACTGCGAGCAGGTGATTTCACTCAGGTGAAACCAGGCAAAACGCATCAGTTTGAAGGTGTCCAGGACGGAGTGGCATTTGAACTGTATTGGGCAGAATTCAATCACGACGACATTGTGCGACGCACAGTGGGCACCTCAACTGACGCGAAGCGTTCGCAGAAAAACGGTTAGCAATTTTATGGCACAGAGATGGCAAAAAGGATTTGATCACACACTGACATCAGAAGCATTTGTGTACCTTTGGTATGATGCACCCAATAAGAAATACTATTTAGGCAGTCACAAAGGATCAGTGCAGGATTGGTATTGTCATTCTTCCTCAAAAATGCAACGGTTTACACGGGATTGTATTCCTAAAGGATACCGTAGACGGATACTGTGTGTGGGCAGTCATAATCACTGTTTTTTCAAAGAAAGAGATTGGTTAAAATCAAGAAGGTTACCAAATCAAAAATACTATAATTGTTATGCTACGCAACCTACCACAAAAGGTTATCGTCATTCCGCAGATACAATCAGGAAGATATCACTGGGCATCAGTCGTGCATTGAAAGGCCGAAAGAAATCGCCCCAACATCTCACTGCTCTAAGCAAAGCATTAAAAGGGCATAATGCACTGAAAGGTGAACAGCATGGCCGAGCAAAACTGACTGCGTTGCAAGTGAAACTGATAAAACAATTGCCTAGACCAGTCAGAGCACACACAAGATTGGATTTGGCAGAACAATTTGGTGTTTCACAGAGCATGATAGAAAAGATTGTCTATGGTAAGAATTGGAACCACATATAGCACGGTTTTGAACGGCGGTTATTTTCTCAACTGGTTTTTCAGATAATCAGCATACACCAATCCCACAAGAATACCCAGCAAGAATAGAATGGTTGTGATCATTCAGATACTTACCGGTTTTTGACTGGAGATTTACACAGCAGGAGGAGGCCCGTCACCAGAATCTGCGGTAGGACGCCCCACATCTATTATAACACCGATGCCCCACTGTGTCAACCATTCCTCACCCAGGCCCCACCGGATTTTTGGCAAACCGCACCATTGACTTCGGCTCCTGACCGTGCTATAATGTAGATCACAGTGGGGCTACCCAGGAGACTGTCTGACATAATCTTTCTCATGGTGCCTCACCGTAGAGAGCTGGGGGGTGGGTGATTCATATACTCCATATAAGTTGCATCCGCCACCAATCTCCAATCAATCCTGACAGAATCTGAACCATCGGAACCATTAATGGGTGGTAGGTATGGCGGTGATTCTGGTGAATACGGTGTCTGTCGCCTTGATTTGACATCATCGGGGTTGGTTTTGAAAGGTTGAGAACCGAAATCCTCCCATGTTAAATATGTTGGCACTGCCCAAACTGAATCATATTCATTGGGTCACAGTGACATCACTCTGCCAATTCTGTTGATTATTCCGTAAGAATGCTTAGGAGTTCGAGCGGTTTTCTATGGAAGCACCCCTCATCTTTCTGGGACCTTTACAATGATCCCACCACGAGGCACTGTCGCTCACCGCTTGCGGGTGTCTCCCTGGCGCTCGTTCCACAGTGCTTAGACTCTTCCAACGGCCTCGGAACTCTGTGCGTAGTATATGCCCTGTCACATAAGCATCATGCTGTTCTTTCAATTGGTATATCTTATCTGACTCATAGTACAGTCTCAGTGTGTTCACAAAGTGTAGTGCTGTGTTCTCATATGTTGAATTGTATCTGTTGATCTCTTTGTGCCTTGTGCTGAACCATATCATGCCTGTCTCTGGGTGCTCTGGTCTGTCGTATAAGGTTATATCTGCACGGTCCAAGTATTTCACCAACTCCATTGGGGCAGGCATCTGTTTTATTGTGGTGTCCGCATCCATCCATACAATACCTGAATAAGCACCTGACCAACCCACATAGTTGCTGACTCCATGCCACATGGCCCACACTTTGTGTGAGAATCTCACAGCATCTTCTTTATAACTTTTTACTGGTCTATCTCTGTGTGCTTCTGTCCATCTATACAGTTCTGGCACCACTGTGGGTGTGTGTATATGACCTGCCCATTCAGGAATATATGGGGGAGCATGATTGGCGGAGTCTGAATAGTCTTCATGATACACTATGAGTTCATATCGCCGGTCCCATGTGTCAAACAGTCTGTGCCCATATGCTTCATATAGGCGTTCATTCATTGAGGTTATGATTAGGGGCGGCAGTGTATCTGACATCGTTTTCTCACTCCAAAATTGGGATCTGGTTGATCAAACACTCTCAACTCACTCACTTGGCATCCCAGTTGTTCAAACTGATCCTGCCATTCCTGTGCGGTGATCAAGGTCACATGAGCATTCCTACCATCTGGCAATCGCTTCTTGGCAGGTGTTAAATCTATGATGTGGCACCATGCTGACCCAGGTGCTGACAACTGTCTAAGACTGTCAATTACCGAGGGCACCTCTTCAAGTTCTATGTGTTCAAAACAGTCTATGGAATAGATGCCATCAAAGTCTGTGTCTCTGGGTCTCCGGCGATATTGCTCTGTGCCAATGTCCCAACCACGCAACATCATTCGGGGATACAATCCTTGTAACCATGTCATGGTGCCGCCTCGGCCACATCCAAAGTCCAACAGTCGCTTGTCTTGTAATTCATACTGCTGAATGAATTCCAGCAGTTGTGGCATCTGTTTGCCTTGTCCTGATCCTGGGAAAATTTTGTGCCAATCTCGCATATCGATATTTAAACTGTGTGTGGCAACTGATGGGAAGATCTGAGAACCACACACAGCGGATTGAGTATAACCAATGGCAAATCGATAGACGCCTCAATCCTCGCATCAGACTATGTGACAGTAAAGTATGAAATGATCCGATGCTAAAATTATTTATTTGTGATCCTGAATGCGTTCAAGCATAGTGGCATGGTGTTCAGGCATCAGTTCACAACACCAATACATTCTTTTCAATTGTTCACAAGCAACAGCAGTGACACCTGCTCCAGCAAATGGATCATATATTCTCCATGCGGGTTCTGTGTATGATTCAATGAGGAAACGCCAAAGGTCAACAGGTTTCTGAGTAGGATGCAGACCTCTTTGTTGCGGCATCCTCAACACTGATCTAGGGTGTCTTGTGCCTGTGTTGATGATTGAACCTCCACCCCGGTATCCTGATGCGCCACCTTTGCTTCTTTGGGATTGCCATGTGTATGGTTTGCCTTCAACATATTGTGGATTGTAAACTGGTGTGCCTCTGCCAAATACAAGAACCAGTTCATGACATCTGTTGGGTTGATATCTCACCTGTCCTGTGCCGTTGGGTTTCTCCCAAACGAGATCATGTCTAAAAGGAATTGTGGCAGTTGAGATAAGATCCACTGCCAATCGCATCTGTGCTGTGCAGATAACCACACACTGTTCTGCCAACAGTGGTGTGATGATTGCCCAAAATTGTTTGGGATCAAATTGATTATCCCAATCTAAATCAGTCATGTTGTAGGGTGGATCTGTGATGATGGCATTGATTGAATGTTCTTCTGTGATGTGATCGCGATAATCTCCCAACTTAACTGTCATATAGATATTTAGATAGAGACTGAACAAGTTCAGTCTAAAAGTGACTGAGTCACTTTTGTTCCTCTGAATCTGATT